GTCTTTTCAAACATGACCAAGGTTCTTGATCAAATGAAGAAATCAATCCTTGACAACCCCTGACCAAAGGGTTATAATTACGGGGTGTCCTGGCTACCCCAATCAAATCCAGGAACAGACCAAATACACTTAATACATACAAATATGTCTTTCAGTAACTTAAAGAAGAACTCTTCTCTTGGAACCCTTACCCAAAAGTTGATAAACCAGGTAGAGAAAGAGAATAAGGGTCAAGGTGGAGGAACAGACGACCGTCTCTGGAAACCCACGATGGACAAGTCTGGTAACGGTTATGCTGTTATCCGATTCCTTCCTGCACCTAACGGTGAAGATCTTCCTTGGGTGAAGGTATTTTCTCACGCATTCCAGGGTCCTGGTGGTTGGTATATCGAGAACTCTCTGACTACTATCGGTCAACAAGATCCTATTGGTGAATTGAACCGTGAGTTGTGGAACACGGGAAATGAGTCCGATAAAGAGACTGTTCGCAAACAGAAACGTAAACTGTCTTTCTACGCAAACATTTATGTTGTAAAGGATCCTGCAAACCCTCAGAACGAAGGTCAAGTATTCCTCTACAAGTTCGGTAAGAAGATCTTTGACAAGATCATGGATGCAATGCAACCTGAGTATGAGGATGAGACTCCTATCAATCCTTTTGACTTCTGGCAAGGTGCCAATTTCAAACTGAAACTTGCCAAGGTTGCTGGTTATTGGAACTACGATAAGTCTGAGTTTGCTGCACCTTCTGCACTCCTGGATGACGATGATGCTCTTGAAGCAATCTGGAACAAAGAGTATTCTCTTGCTGAACTGGTTGCTCCTGATAAGTTCAAGTCCTATGATGAACTGAAAAAGCGTCTTGATTATGTTCTTGGTAATAAAAAGGCCAAGGCTGTTCAGGTTGAAGAGACTGAGTATGACAACTATGCTCCTACTGAACAGAAACGTGTCAGTGAAGAGGATGCACTGAGGAAACTGGAACAACAAATTGTTGAGTCCAATCAGAAGGTTGGTGGTTTCAACGACCCTGACATCACTCCTTCCTCATCCAATGATGATGAAGACGATGCTATGTCATATTTTTCAAAATTGGCTGATATGTGATACCAAAATCGGCTTTTAGTTTCAAAAATAGGGGCTAAATTTTTCCTGGGAAAAATTGGCCCCTTTACTTTTTTTCAGGGTTGGAATAATCTTATATTCTCGCCCTTTACTAAATTTTTATTGACGTATTGACTACTTCCTTCTTTATAAAGTAAAGATGATTTTATATTTCTGGTAATAATACTCAGATATTCTTTTTTAAGAAGGTAGATATTTCTTTTTTCATCTTCTTTTTTTACTTCATAATCGTAATTGGTTACTTCTGTAGTAATATTTGTTTTTGTTATCTCTGTACCAAGACCACCATCATAAAAGGTATACGAAAAGTTTTTGTCAACTACAAGTCCTGCAGGAACTAGGATAAAACCATAACTATCCTTCACTTCCTTAGTTTCATAATGATGGGTTGAATATAAATTTTGTTCTGTAATATATTTTGTATCAAGGTAATTTTGGAATGATTGTTGTGACATTGGCCACTCATTCTGATAATTGATTACGTTATTAGAAAGAAGTACGACCCAATCATAATATTGTGACCCATATACCTTATTTGCAATATTATCAGGTCTCTCATCACCTACAATTGAATATTTTGTAAAATTTGTTAAGTCTGTAAAAATATCTTCACGAATAACACCTCTTTTAAAGAGGTTTTTGACTTGAATATATTCTAATATAGTTTTATTTTCTCTGAGTCTATTAACGTACTCAAAGTTTGGAACGTATCTAAAGTATGGAGTTGTCATCTTTAGTATCCTGCAGGGTGACCAGTTGAACTATAATCATTAGCATAAATTGGTTCAATTTCAGTGAATGACATTCTCAAAGATGTAGCAACCATAGAACCATCTTCGGCGTATGTCATATATTTGTTATTAGGCGTATAATTAACGTCAATCTGTGTGAGAGCACAAGGTTTGATTTTATTCAAATATGGATGAGTTGATTTGCTGGCCTCATCACTACCATCTCCATTATATATGTACTCCAATTCAAAAACTTTGGGGGATTCTAAGAATAATCGTGCAGAACCTAGTGATGGTGATGAACGTGCTTTTAATACTTTGATGATATCACGAACAATTTTTGCTTCCTCACTACTTCTTGGTGCAAAATCAAACTGAAAACCAAATGTTCTTAGTTTTGGTCCATTGAACAAAAGTTCCATATTTGGGTTGATGACCTTACCAGAACCCCTGGTCAAGAAACTAGCATTTCCTACAACATAACCTGCCAGGGCAGCTGCGACTGCACCTTTCTCTTTGATCAATCCTCCTACAACATCTCTTGCTACTTGTAATGCATTACTGAGAGCCTCTTTTGCTACATTCAGAGACAATCCATTTTGTCCAACACGCTCAAGACCCTGTTGGATTATTTGGGCACCTCTAAGTTCAATAATATTCATATTGTTTTCACCCCAACCCACACCATTTGTGGAGGATAGATTGTTAACCATAGGTAAGATAATAGTTTCAAGAGAAGCCTTTGATTGACTATATCTTTGTGTTACTCTGGTTACACCCTCAGATGTATTATCAAGACCATTCTTCCAATCAAGAACTCTAATCTTGATGTAGTCATAAGAAATACCAAGTTCTTCCAATCCATCTAGATTTGCCAATGGATAACGAAGTAATGTTTTTTCAGTTAGTGGTTTAGTTTTGTCTTCAGTTACAGTAGACTCTTTTTCGTCAACTGCAGTGGATCCTTGTTCATTATTATCAACAACCTGAACCTGATCACCTGTATTAGTTGAACCAATGACCGTTCCTGGTCCTTGGTTATCTGCTGCACTTGGTGGGGGTGCATCACCAGAAGCTCCTGGTACTTGTGACCTGGTTGGGGTCACTGGAAGATTTGTTGGATTTCCTTTAGAATCAATTGTGAGACCTGTTTTTGGATCATTAATTCTAGGTGTTCTTTGATCATAAAATCGTTGTCTTGAGATTACGGCATTTCTAGAACTACTATAATTCTCTGGATTATTTAAAACCGCCGCACGATCATTATCAAATGTCTTATACCCTTCTAAAAAGAAAGCCCTTTCAAGTTCTTTTTGAGTACTTCTCGTTCCGTTTTTGTTGTTAAATTGAAATACATAATTTTGTGGACTTGTTATTTTCCAATCACTTCCCTTACCTTCACTAGTAAATAATGGATCTGAATTACCACCAAAAAAACCACCATCTACATAAACTTTTACTTCTGCAGTTTCGTTATTGGTTTCTATTCTTACGGGAATATTATTCCAATTTCTTTTTTGTTTGATTATGGCCATTAAATAAGGTCCATCCAGTTTAGTTATTTATTCTGAATTTTTGATAAGGTATAGACCTCATATCTTGTAATTCATTTGGATAGACCAGAAGTAAGTCATTATTACCTACTTCATCCCAGGTGTAGTTATGGAATGCATTTCCTCTGGTTGACCAATGATAGTTAAGGCCTCTAAATCCCCAATTATAAACACCAATACATGCAATCAAAGGAAATTCATCATATTCAATTCTCGGTGTTTTTGCTTGATATATGAATGTGTAGTATCTACCGACTTGTGGTACTAATTCTTTGGTTGTTAATACTTCCATCAAGGCGAGAAACATATCATCTGGACTACCAGAGGTTCTGATATCATCGACGAGGTTTTCTATTCTTTGTGTGTCGCTTGCCAGATAATCCTCTTGTTCCATAAGGTTACCCCTTTAAGATAAGATATCTTGATAACCCTGTTTGTTCCATAGCATTCACCATAGAAGGATATTCGATACCTTTATATTTAACAGGTTTTGCGGCATATCTTTGGTTTCTCATAAACTCACTATGTTTCTTATTCTTCTCCTTATCTGTTCTATTTCTTTCCGCCATTTTTTGTAAGTTTTTTTCATAATATTCAATAGGCCTCGGATTATTCTTCCATTTCTCCTTAAGTGATGTTGATATCTTCTTCTTTGTTTCCTCTGTAACTGGTGGCCTCTTTGCCTCTCTCATTTTCTTCTTTGTTTCTTCTGTGTGTGGAGCACAGAAACCTTCCCCACCAGAAGTTAGATTTATTAATATTCCACCCTCACTTTTTCTGCCCAAAACAGAAATAAGATACATTTCGTGCCTTATTGCCTCTTCATTAGATAAGTTTTCTTTAAGTAATAATATTCTATCTTTTGGTGGCACAGGTGTATGTTTGTGGTTACCATACATTCTTCTTCCTGTGCCTTTGCCAATGTAATATGGTGTTTTATCTTCTCTAAGGTAGGCGTAGGTATAAAACTTTTTCATTTTTTTCTCCTCCTCCTACTTTTATAATCTTTTCTAGTATAATGGTTTTCTGGAAATAAGTCATCTTCTGTCATAACCATAAATTCAACTCCATTATCCAACGCAAACTCCTTCGCAGCTTTCCATTTTGCTTGATTGACTGCATAGGTAACAGATTCGTAGATATATCCTTTAGTTACCCTACTTGGTTTCTTTGGTGGAAGAGTTTGTTTCTTCGGTTTTACTTCCACAATGTATTTCTTTACTTTACCACTTGTTTCCCTCACCTCGATTAAGTAATCGGGGTAATAACGATGAATTCTATTATCTTTGGGCGAAACATAAGGAATAGAGAATTCCTCAGATGCCCACTTTAAGATATTCTCATTGTTATCACACCACATACAGAACCTACGCTCCCATGAGGATCGACAGATTATATTGTTAGGGTCACCGATGTATTTTTGAGGATTGGAGGGTTTGAATAGTGACTTAATACTTTCACCCATTCCGTATACATAGTATATAATAGTCAAGTGTATTTATAGATGGCTGGTGCAACACCAAATCGTATAAAAACATCAGATCTGAAGAGTAGAGTATTAAATCTTTCTCAGACATCTGTATTTCAAGTAAAACTAAATCCACCACCAGCTGTTGTTGAACTTTTGGACTCCAGAGGGGTTCAGTTTGCCCAGAATGCACCAAATATTGAATTGTTATGTAATCAAGTAGTTCTTCCTGGATCAAACTTTCAAACAGTAGAAGTGACTAGTAATTATGCGGGTGTAACTGAAAGATTTGCAGATCGTCGTGATTATGACACAACATTTGACATGACATTTTATGTTGATAGAAACTACAAAGTAATTGACATATTTGATGGTTGGATGGATTATATCTCAAATCAATTAGACCCCAATGCATTTGCATCTCCATATGCTTCCTACAGAATGAACTATCCTGATAGTTACAGAGGTCAGATCTTTGTTACTAAATTTGAGAAGGACATCTATGGTAAGTCGATGGAATACACCATGGTCGGAGCATATCCAAGTCAGGTAACTTCAACTCAACTTTCATATGCTGGAAGTCAGATTATGAGTTACACTGTAAGTTTTAACTTCCTTAGGTATGTAAGAAAGACAAGTAGAACAGTATTCTCAGAATTTGTGGATGATTTTTCACTTGCAAGTATATTAAATTTCAACGCTGGAATACTCCAATAAATACTAATACCTGATTTCTTTATCAAGTCATTATGCCTTTACCAAAGATTGCAACTCCAACTTATGAGTTGACTTTACCATCTACCAAAAAGAAAATTAAGTATAGACCCTTTTTGGTCAAGGAAGAGAAACTTCTGGTTCTTGCTCTTGAGAGTGATGATACCAAACAAATCACCAATGCAATCAAGGCAGTTCTAAAGAGTTGTATTGAAACCAGGGGTGTAAAGGTAGAAACACTTCCTACATTTGATATCGAATATCTTTTCTTGAATATTCGTGGTAAATCAGTTGGTGAAGAAGTTGAAGTGAATATCATTGCACCAGATGATGGTATGACTGAAATTCCTATTACCATTCAACTTGATGAAATTGAGGTAAAGGAAGGTGAAGGACATGAAAAGAAAATTAAACTTGATGATAGTTTGATGATGGAGATGAAGTATCCTTCACTAGATGAGTTCATCAAAAATAACTTTGATATTAAAGGTAATGTTGATATCGATAAGTCATTTGAACTGATTGCAAGTTGTATTGATACCATATTCAGTGAAGAAGAAGTTTGGTCAACTAAAGATTGTTCTAAAAAAGAAGTTATTGAATTTTTGGAACAGATGAACTCAGTTCAATTCAAACAGATTGAAAAGTTCTTTGAAACAATGCCTAAACTGTCTTATGAGGTCGAAGTTGTTAATCCTAAGACAGAAGTGAAGAGTACTATCGTTCTGGAGGGTTTGTCCAGTTTTTTCGCATAGGGATGGTCCATATGGATCTTGAGAACTACTTCAGGTTAAATTTTGCCCTGATGCAGTATCATAAATATTCATTAACGGAGATTGAAAACATGATGCCCTGGGAGAGAGACATTTATGTAGCTCTCTTACAACAACACCTTGAGGAAGAAGAAGAAAAAGCAAAGGCACAACAAAATGGCTAGAGATCCTCAAAAACTAAGAAAAGCCTATGAGTATAAGTTAGGGAAGGATCTTGTCGCCAAATTGAGTGATGATCAGATCACTCAGTTATCAAAATACTACAATTCTTTGCCACCAGATCAACAAAGTAAAGTTGATAGTGAAATTGTAATGGGTAAAGGGGATTTCCTGGATACTGCAAGATCGATGGCAGATCCCATTAAAAACCCTGTAAAAGATGACACATTAGCACAAAAATATCTACCAGAAGATAAATTCGTAGATGATACTCAAGAAAAACTGGATGAGAAGTTAAGTGAAACTTCTGATTCTATCATGGATGAGATTGATAGAATTATTGAAGAGTATAATAAAAAGGTAGCATCTTATAAAGAAACTAAAGAAGAAGAGGAAGAAAAAATACCTGAAGGTCTTGATGACCTTTTGAATGATATTAAAGAAGAAACAAAGAAAGAAGTAGGTGGTGAAAAGAGCTCTTCTGCACTTGCGGTAATTCCAAAGAAGATTGAAGAAAAGGGAGAAGAACTTGTAGATGAAGATATTGATCCAAGAATATTAAAACTCCTCGGTATCGAAGATACTACAGGACTAGATTATAGTGACTATAAAACTCTTCTGAAAGAGAAGATGACGGCTGACAGAATGAGTGGTCAGGATGTTGACAGTGGTGATGCAGAACTTATCAGTAATGAATTTAAGAGAGTAAAAGGCAGTACAGGTAAGTTCAAAGTAAATGGTCAGAAGATAAAGGCAGAATCATTTGTAGGTAAAAAGAAGACTACCGAACCAGTATCAAAGGTTAGAAGACCTTTATTGATGCCCTCACCTTCTGTCAGGGTAGATCAACCAATTAAAGATGAAGGTCAGAGTAATGATGAAATCATGGGTCTTCTTGTCGCAAAATTAAATGCGGTAGACAAGAATGTTCAGAACACTGCTGAGAACCTTAAACAAAAGGATGAAATAGAAGAAAAGGAGAAAGAGAAAGATAGAATTGCCGCAGGAAAGGTGGAAGATTCAAGAAGAGAAGAAAAGATAGAAAGAAAGAATGTTTTAGGAAATATTGTAAAAGGTGTAAAGAAAGGTGTAAAACCAATTGGTGATATGTTGGGAGGTCTTTTTGACTTCTTTAAGAAAATTGGTTTTTCAATCTTTATTATGGAACTTCTCAGGTTCCTTGAGAATCCTGCAAAATTCATTAATGGTATTGTAAAGTGGGTGAATCTTCAGATTGCCAAACTTGAAGAAACAATAGAAAATTTTGTCATTGATAACATAATAAAACCTTTGAATAATGTAATTGGTGGTTTGAATACAAAGATAAAAGAATTTGTGACGAATATTAATAATACATTAGCTCCTCTAAAAAATGTTCCAGGACTTGGTAATGTAATACAGCCTCTACCTGTACCAGAAGTACCACTCATTGATGAAAATATCATCAAAGATAAAGTATTCTTAGGTAGAGTACCAGAAGTGGAAGATGACTTCATGGATGGTATTCTTGGAATTCCAAATGCACCACCAGCACCAGTTCTTCCTGCACCAGGAACAACTCAACCTAGTACAGGAACAACTCAACCTAGTACAACTCAACCTAGTACAGGAACAACTCAACCTAGTACAGGAACCAGAGTAAAACCACAAACACCAATGG